TTTGTCATTACTAACCTACTTGCTCTACCAGCTTGTAAAGTTGCATAGTTGCTTATAGTAGTTGTTTCAGTTCTTGCTATTCTTAACGCTTGATATCTATAAAAGTTATTATCTCTAACCTTATCATAAATCAATTTTCTAACTTGCATTATGTTTAAGTCCTCAGTCTTATAAGCGTCTTTAATTATCTTTACAATTGCATCAATCATAGTTTCAGATACCGTAGTTATACGCGACCCTATACTATTTATCAATACAGTATTAATCAAATTATTAAAAAATACCTCAAAGAACGTTAACCCTATATCTTTTGTGTCACTATCTATATTCCTTACAACAAACGCACCATGTTTTAATCCTATTGCCCTGTATAACTCAATATACATGGTTTTAACGTGTTTTTTATCAAATGTAGACTCTACTGTCATTTGAGCATTATCTGCCGTTATATTAGACAAAGATAAGCCTTTTATTATTATGTTTAAATGCTTCTTAACAATCCTATACGCTTGTTTCTCGTAGCTACTTTGTAATACAATATAAATACTTCTATATTGGTCTGTTGTCATTAATCAAATGCTTTGTTAATATCTTCTGTACTTACTTGATCTACTCCGATAGGAATTAAGTTCATAGGCATATAAATATTATCCATACCCTCCAAATCAGATGTTTCATACTTTAATGCTGTTCTAAACTCATTAGGAGTTATCGGTGATTTACTTAACCAATCAACCATTAACGCCATATCTTCTTGCATCTCTGGTAATTCGCTTGCATCAAATTCCATTATGCTTTTTTCGTAACCTTTAAACTTTTGTATAAATCCTTTGCTAAACGCTTCTGAGAATAAAAGAAGATCAGGCATTATATTGTCGCTAATAACTCTTTTTTGAGCTGCTCTTAAAGCATCCGTACTATTTAATCCACTTCCGCTATCATTATTTAATAACTCATCACTCCAGATTAGCACATTGCAAATAGTCTTTCTATCAAAAGCCAAATATTCAAAAGGTTTAAGTTCATCTGTTGTTAATGATATGCGTGTAAATCCTAACTCACCACTTGAACCCGATATATTAGCAAACCTTCCCTTTTCGCTATCCATCTGCTTAATCCTATCCTTTATTCCAATAGCTTGTTCAGCACTTAAAGGAGTCCCTTTACCATGTATAAATCCAAAAACACCGCTATTACTCATTGTTTTAGCGTTGTTATCTATAGCTTCGTTTGATGTTTGTATGTTCCTTAAAGCTGCTGAAAGTTCGCTTAATCCGTATAAATGTCTACCCATTTCATCGTAAAAAGGATTAGGTCTTTTAATGTGTATTATTTCGTATGGGTAAAATTCAACAAATGATTTAAGATTGTAGATAATGTAGTGATCTATTGGAGATTCTAAACCATACATAATAGCACCCGTCTTTAAAACTATTTCTACTTTATCAGCAGGCAACACATACAATTGTAAAGGTACACCAGCATTAGGACCATCTTTAGGGCATACTTTATAAAAGTAACAATTACCTGTAGTTTTAAGATAAGTTTTGTATAGGGCTAATATATCGCCCCAAGTTTGGTTGGGATTAGGCTCAAGCATAGGGAACACCTGCTCATCATCTTCGTAAGCCTTAGTAAGTAAAGATAATTTTGTTTTCTTTTGCAAGTAACTAAGATTGTTTTTAGTTGCTTTATAAAGATTCATTAGTTCGTTTCTTGCTTTTTGATCTTTAACTTTTTTTACGCAATAAGGAATAGATACGGTCTTAGTTGCCATCTGATTAATAATAGCAAAAACATCGGGATTTTCACCGTAACCTTTATTAAGTATCTCTGTGTTTGTGTTATCGTATCTTGTAAATCCACCACCAAAAATGCTAAATATAGCCTCATTGAGTTTATTAACTACTGTATCTTTACCAATTAATGCATTAAATGCGCTAGAAAATCTGTTAGCCATAATAGTGTTTATAATACAAATATACTAATTATATTTAATATATTTTTAAACCTTTATTTAAAGCAAAAACCCTACTGTTAAAGTAAGGTTTATTTTAGGTTCAATTTATTGAATTGATGTTATTTACTAGTTATATGATATACTACGTTTTCGTTTTTATAAGATTTTTTTGTACATTTCAAGAGCTTCTTTGTTTGTATATTGGTCGATGTTTTTAATCAAACACGTTGACCTCCATTCATAAAAAGCAATAGCAAAAGAGTCGCTTCTTTCTGCTCCTTTTTCAAAACCTTCTATAAATACATTGTTCAAATAATGTTTTATATAGTGAGCTTGGTTTATTTTTTCAGCCAATAAATTAGCTATATCGTCTAATTTCATTTTTTAATATATTTAGTTATTAATAATCCGTACATCATATAACAGCAGTTATAAGCAATGGCAAAGTTTTGTTTTAAGTTCATAATCTCGTTTCGCAAGGCGTTTATATTTAGCCGAAAATATCTGCATCCGTATTTTACCACTGCTTATAGCTGCGAAACGTTAGTAGCCATTTAAAGCATCTTCTAACTCTACAACACGTTCTTCAAGCAAAACAATTTTATCTTTCCATTGAAATGCGCATTCGTAGTAGAAATCAATAGTCCATTTTCTATTAGGGTATTTTATTTCGCTACATTTCTGCATTCTATCAATCAGCGGATATAAACGGATACTAACACCGTGTATAAGAGATTGATTTATTGGTTTTTTATCTGTTTTCATTTCTTTAAATTTAGTGATTAGTAATACTTGTACTTATTTGTGTTGAGGGAATCAGCCTCTCATACACCTAGCCGTTAGTAGCTATTTTTTCCGAACTGGCTCGTAAAGATAATTTCCAGTCAAAATAATAGGAACGATTACGGTTTCAACTCCTATAACACTCCATACTACATTACCTGTGTTTACTTTATAAATAACACTATCGTTTTTCATTTCTGATTTATTCATCCATCCGTAAGGCTCTACAACGGTATCTTTCCCATTTATATTGATTGTTTTACTATCGGCACATCCGACAAGTAAAACAGATACTAATAGCATTTTGGCAAGATTGCGACTTGTTTTTGTGTTTTGAAACATAGTGTTTAATTTAAAAATTAGTTATTATTTGTTGGCAGTAGTCTTAAATCGTCCGCAACTTCGCCAAGCCGCAACCGTTAACAAAAATACAAATAACATTTATATAAACAATACTTTTATTAATAAACTTTTAATAAATTTAAAAGAAGAAACTTTCAACTGTAATTAGATTCTTTTCAACACCATATGCGGTTAAGTCAATGTGTTCGTCATGTTTAGCATTTGGAAACATTGCAACCTGATGAAGATAAGACTCATTCCACGCACCTCTAACTAAAATAACCCTCTCACTCTCTATGTACGGTGCTGTAGTTCTAGCACGCTCTATCTTTGATACACTTACAAAATTACTTTTTATTTCAGCTATATTTAGTTTTGTTTGGGATTGAATTAACTGTTTTATACTTTTACCTGATGCTTTAGGCTCTACATAAATCATTTTAACCTTTATACCTAATGCGCTAATGTGAGCAGGGATGAACTTAATTAGTTCGGGCATTTCAAGGTATTTATCTATGCTTGAATAAATTACATAGTTATTACCTATCTTCGCCCCTATTTGTATACCTGTAGGATCGTTCTTTGTGTCTTTTGTGTATGCACCATCTATAAACATTTCCCATTCAATAGCAGGCGGTAAATCATTTTTATCTATTATCTTAAACCAATCTTTTTTCCACTCTCCTCCTTCTTCTGGTGCAGGAATCTGCATGTATTGACCTGCAAAATTATACCTATTTGCCTGTCTAATTTGCTCTAATTCGTTAAACGTATGCTTTTGTTCCCATAAAGGTATATTATCCTTATCTAATGCTGGTAAACATAAATGTTCCCATTCTTCACCGCTTCCACCAGCTAACAGGAAACCGCTAAGATCATCCTCATGTAACCTTTGCATAATAACTATTATAGGAGTGTTTCTATCGTTTACACGTGATCTTATAGTTCCGTTGTATCTTTCGTTAACTGCTTTTCTTTTTGTTTCACTATGCGCATCATCTGGCTTTAAAGGGTCGTCTATAATTATAGCACCGCTAAATATTTGACTATCTGTAATACCAGCACCGAATCCCGTAATAGCACCACCAGATGCGGTTGCATAAACACCACCGCCCTCAGCGTTAAACCACTTCTTTTTACCTTGTGCATCCTTTTTAAGTTGCATTTGCCACAAAGATTGGAAACTATCGCTTTCAATGTATTCCTTTGTTTGACTACTATTGTCTAATGCCAAATCATCTGAGTAACTTAAATGTATAAATTTTGATGCTGGATTAATAGCTAGACCGTAAGAAATAAACATCTTTACTGCTAACTCAGTTTTTGAATATCTAGGCGGCACATTTATTATTAATCTTTTAATTTCACCGCTTATTATTTTCATTAATGCATCGCATATTAAAACGTGATGATTTGATACGGTGAAATTTCTTCTATTATTTTCTTTGTATATGTATCTAGTAAAGTTAAGCAAATGCCTTTCAGACCATATCTTTATGTAGTTCTGCTTATTAGTAAGTTTCATTTACTTCATTCTTTATTCGCTTTATTTCAGACTCAGAAAGTTCTTCTTCTTTATAGTTAATATTTTCTTGAACCACCATCTGTTTGGGCATCCCGTAACTATATTGGAAATATAATTTAACCGCCCAATCTTTACCATCATTTAAAGCTGTTTCTAAGGCTTCAAATGCTTTATCATGTAAAGGACTTAGTTTTTCTATTAAAGACTGCTCTTCTGCCTTGCTTTTACGTCCTCCGTTAGTCTTATGTCCTCCGTTGTTTTTTCTATTATCCATAAATTAATATAATTTAATTATTTAATTTGTAAGTAGCGTAATCTACTGCTATATCTAAATTACATAAACCTGTAAAGTTTTCCTTTCTCCATTGCAAAGTATTTTTATAATAACTAAGATAATAAATTGGATTAATAATAAAGAAATAAGGTTCTTTTAATTCGTCTAACCATTTAAAATAAGTTATCCTATGATTTTGATGTTTTTCTATGGCGATATCTAACTCTATTTCTTTAGTACTAAAATCACTTTTATTTAATATCGCCCTAGTTTTTATGTAATCATCAAAATCTAATTTATTTATAACTTCTATAATCGACTTAGATTTTTGGTAGTTTAAATTAAGATAATAAATATCTCCTATGTATTTATAATATCCTATGTTATTTTCTTTACATTTTCTTTCTGCTATCTCATTCATAATATTATATTAACAAATATACAATTAAATTATACAACGCAAACGCCCACAATAACGAAACTATACCTATGATTATCCATGATGCTCTTTTCATAATTCATTATTTAGTTTTGTAATTAATTATCCATTGACCGATATCATAACGGTTTTTTTTTACTCTTTTATCCATAAAATTATACAAGGCAATTTTATTTATTAAATTGTAATTAGCAACAACTATAAACAAAGGTCTTTTATGTAATTCTACTTTCTGTATTTCAAAATTTGGTCTCATAATTACAATTTAAATATAAATTTTAGTATCTCAATTATAATCTCTAAAACTCCCCATATTATAGCCATTAGGAAAAAACCAAATATTAAAGTTCCCAATATAAAATCTGCATTCGTCATTGTCTCTGAAAGTCTTTTTAATTTTCTCATTTTATTTAAAATTAGCACCTAATAAGTGCATTGTTATTAATACTAAAGCAACTATACCGAAAATTATTACTAAATCTTTTTTCATAACTTATTTATTATTTAATTTATACTTTATTACTTGTTCATTTAACCACTTCATACATTCTTTGTAAATATCAGAAGGCACTTTTTTTTGTAGAGCCTTTTGATTGTATTCTATTTTTTTTCTACCTGCTTTTTTATTATCTGTCATATTATTTTAATTTATTGAATTGATTTTATTTAATAGTTACAAGACATTATATATCTCGTACACTTACAACATTCCCGTTTTTTGGAGTCCCATCAGTATAAAGTCCTTCGTGTTCTATTTCTGCAATCATTTGCAATGGTTTATTGCCTTTGAAATAATCCCAAATAGCGTCAAATCTATCTTGTGTTAACCCTACTTTTGGCCAAAATATTTCTTGGTTATTTAATGGTTCGCAAGTCATTGATTTTTTCCTACCTAGTCCAGTAAGTTTAAAATAAGATTTCATAAAAATTACGTTTTTCGTTTGCATGATTCAAATTTATTACTATAATAATTTTCTGCTTTCATATTTAGGCTTTCATATTTTTCATTTACAGAATCAATAATTTGTTGTTTCTCTTGTTCTAAAAGATTTTTCGCTTCATTAATACAATACTCAAAAGATTTCATCACATTGTAATGTTGTTTTAATTCAATTTTATTTTTAATATCATATTGTGAAACTCCCATTCCGTTTAACTCTAATTGAAGATTATCAATTAGAGTGTTTAGTGCTGTTTTCATAATTATTGTTTTACTATTAATGTTGCAATTGCTGATTTTATTATCCATTCTTGACCTTCTTCATTTGATTTAAAGCTCATCATTATTTTTTGAATTTCAACATTTTTTACCATTTCATTAATTCTTTCTGTTAATGTGTTAATCATTGATTGAGTCATAATCTTTATTTTTAGTCTTTCGCTTTATTGCTGGTGTAAAGATACAACTAACTTTAATTAAAACAATACTTTTATTAAAAACATTATGATTTATTTAACATTTGCATTTAATTATCTTGCGGTAAACTTTATTTACC